AGGTTTGTCATGTGAGCATATACCTCTGCCGAATTGCAGCCGGATCATACAGCGAATACGGATCAACTGGCTTCGGATATAGATCGGCCAACGTCTGGGCTGGCTGAAACCCACGGGCGAAATCACCCTGTGCTGGTGCAGTTTGCGGCGGCATGGGCGGACCCATTCCAAGAATGCGGTCGATATATGCCTGCGTCTCTTTGAATGGCGGGATGCCACCATATTTTCGCACGTTGCCCGGCCCGGCGTTATACGCAGCAAGTGCCAGTGTTGGATCACCGAAACTATCCAATTGCTGCTTTAAATATCGCGCACCACCGCGAAGGTTCTGCACGGGATCGGTGGGATCAACGCCCAGATCACTTGCAGTGCCGGGCATCAACTGGGTCAGGCCGATGGCGCCCGCTGACGATGTGGCATTGGGATTGAATGAACTCTCAGCCTCGACCAGCCGCAGGAACAGGTCAGGGTCAACACCTTCTTCAACTGCGATCTGGCTGGCAAGGCTGCGATAGTCCATATCAGTCTTCCTCTTCCCAAGCCTGACAAACCCGCAGGTTGTGGCAGATGAAGTCGAACTTTTCGCAATAGCCTCGGCCACCGCCATCCATGTCGAACTTGTCTAGCGGGATGCTTTCCATCTTTGCTTGGAACATAGGATCGTTTTTGAAATACTCGCAGTTGGCGCAAAGGCGGCGGCGGGCTTCTTTCTCGCTCATGTCCCAAGCTGCCGCGACACCCTTCCAGAACGGGCCATTGGCTGACGGTTCGACCGATGCCTTTTCTGGCCCCAGCTTCCATTCGTCGATCACCACTTGGCGGTTCTTGCGGTTCTCGGATGACGAAACGATCTTCTGCTTCGGCAAACCAAATTCAATCATCATGTCGTCCATTACGAAATCTCCCTTCCAGAAGCGCGAATTGTCAAAGACGTTGCCGCCGATGCAAGTGTTGATATGAACTGCCCGGCTTCCAAGACTTGGCCGACAAGTTCAGGGCAGGTGTAGGTCTCACTGACAGCGATGGCCCGCGTCTTAATGATCAGGTTGCTATCACCAGCAGATCCGCTGGCGTTGATAAGGTTCACCGAAAAGTTCACGCTTCCGGCGGAAGTGTTTGTCACTGTGAACTTGTCGATGATTGCCTTGACGCCAGTTGCTGTATATTGCGCCGTCTGGCTGCTCTCGGCCTGCTTGGGCGGTATTAGGTTTACGGGTGTCACTGCCATGTTGTTTCCTTAGACGATGCTTGTGATGAGACCGTTCACAACGGTAACTGTTTGGATGCCTGCAAGAAATGAGCCAGATGCGCCGACAGTAGGAATCCAAGCCCCCAGTGTCGCATTATATACCAAGATTGACCCGTTTGCTGCACCAAATGCGCGAACATCTTGTAAGCGATCAATTCGTTGTTCGCTTGGGGCTGGCCCAGTTGCGACAAGATCAGCCGTCTGTTGCGCTGCGGCTGCATTTGCCAATGCCGTTGAAGCCGTGACCTGCGCGGCGATTGCGCTAGATGTCGCAACCTCGGCTTTGTTGTCAGATGCGCCAGTGGCGTATGAGTTGTCAGTAATCAACTGCGTCAGCGTGGCGATGTCAGAAGGCGTCAGACTGCCAGCGACAATGAACAGGCGTTCAAGCGCCTTGATCATTGCCGGGTCATTCTGGGCAAGTGCCGCGATCTGGTTGCGTGTTGGAACTGTTGGGTCAGCCATTAGAATGCCAGCGGTTCCACCCGCGCCTCCAGTGCCGCAACGGCCACATGGGCGTCAGAGGTGCCACGGAAGCGCTGCATCCGCATGTTCCGCATGTTCCCCTGCTGGAACCAAACTAAGCGCTTGTTGCGCTGCCCTATGGTCCCTGCGCTGATGCCTTTCTCGACGCTCCATGTGATGCCGTCGACCGAATACTGCGTCCAGATCGTGGGGTCGACGCCGAATGCTGTTGAGCCTGTCAGGCTGACCAACTCCATGTCGTGGAACAAGGCGCCATTGCCCGCGTTGTAGACGATCAGCGTGCCAAACTCCCAGCCAATGGTCTGGCCCCAGTGGGTGCTGATGTTGTCGACAAGATAGCCAAATTGGGTAGTCGTGGGATGCGCTACGTTCCATCGATCATAGCACCACACGCACTCGGTCGCGTTCCAGATACCATCATCCACAAGCGTTGACGAAAGCGTGAACCAGACGGGCATAGACAGCGCGGCTGACGCAGCGCCATCGAACACAAACGTGTGGCGTGGCAAATGAACGATCAGATGCTTGTGCGCCCGGTCAATCTTTTCTTCAATGTAGGATATACTCAACTCGGCTTCGGTATATTCCTGCAAGACTTCCTCAATCTCACGGGTGGAAATCTTTTCTGCGTTGCCATTGGCACCAAGATAGATTGCTGGTGCCTCATTCCGACCGCCACCGATAAACGCAATGGCGTCCATGAAGACACAGCAGGCAAATGTCCCGACAACACCCTTTTGGATTTGCGCACCGCTCACCCGCTGGAATGGAAAGCCCGCCGTGCCTACGTTGTCGAACACCTCGATGGTGTAGCGGTTCAGCGCATAGATTTCGTTGCGCAGCTTCCAGATGGCCTTGATCGGGTCTGGGTCAACTTCAGACGAACCATATTTCAGCGGGTTTACAGCAAATGGATTGTTCAATTCTGTGATGACAAGAAATTCGCCATCTGTAGTCATGTAGTAACCATCAACCCAAACCACATCAAGAGCCACGCCCAGATCGGGGTCTGTCACTTGTGTCAGTGTCGTGCCGTCATACAGATACAGCCGACCGCCCGATGTTACAGCCAGATAGGTGAAACCGTAGTCGAACGTGACACGGCCACCTGATCCAACATCGCCAATCACGGTGACGACATTGGCCGATGAAATGGAAACCAACTTGGTCCCCATCACGCGGTAAAGCGTGCCGTTCCAGTTAATGGCCCCGCGATTGATGCCGGGGCCAGTGCCTAGTGCAACAATCCCTTCGCCGGGCCGCAAATAGCCTTTCGAAATCCCATTTTCCTTTGGAACAGGAACCATGTTCTTCGGATATGATGTCCGAAAGTTTGGCGATCCGTCTGCGTAGATGCCCGACAAAATTGGGATTTGCATCAACTACCTCAGAAGCTGATGTTGAGTTTGAAGTATTCAAGGCGCATCAGGTTGTTTGCCGTGGCAGGCTGTGCCGTGATTGCAAACACCAGATCGGTCGTTGCATCTGCGGTCACCGAAACAATTGCACCAGTAGACAAGCCATGCCCGACCGATGTTGTTGCGTTGGTGATGATCGTAGACGATCCACGGTTAACCAAGTTTTTCTGCACAGACACGCTTGCGTTGCTTGCCAGCGCTGCCGACAGAATAGACGTTCCGCCAAAGGTCATGCCAAGCGTTTTCACCGTGGCATTGTTGGTCATTGAAAATAGAGAGTCGATCTCCATTCCGCCACCGATGCCCATAGACCAAGCCGGAACAGTCACAGATGCCAGCGTGACAACCGTGTTCGCCACTGCAACTGTTGGAGTGCCAAGACCCAAGACGTAGGGGTAGTTGATGGTGATCTTAACGCCCGTTGTGTCGGCATCAAGCGCAGTAACGGCATAAAGGCCATTCACGCCAGTTCCTGTTGCCCACGTCACATAGACGCTTGCCCCAACTGCAATGGCCGCTGTGAGGCCATGCACCCCAGCGCTGACAAGACGCACAAGGCCAGCGTTGGTTTCATAGGTTAGCGTGGCGAATGTTGCAGCGGGTTCAACCAGACCAACACCAGGAATGTTCTCAATGAACAAATTCGGGAAACTGCGCAGCGTTGGTGCCAGACCAACATCATACTCAACCAGTGAGTAATAGTTGCTGATGACTGCAACACGTTCGCCAGTATATGGGCCAAAACCCTGTGCGCGATTGGTTAGCGACACAAGCGTCTTATTGACGCTCACAAACGATTGCTGGTTTCCAGTGCTGCCGACATACAATGTATGCCCAGTTGGAATGATTACGCTTGTTTGCGTGTTGACTGACGCGGGATAGATATATGACGACATGTCGCTCTCCTTTATACTCGATACCAAGCAGCCGTCACTGCGTCATAGCGCATGGTGAAGAATGCGTTTTGCGCCAGAGTCGTCGGCGCACCCGTAACTGTTGCAGCGGCAGAAACTGTCAAAGCAGTAATGGCCTGCGTTGTGTTGATGCTGACCTCGGCTTTGTCATCAACGCTTGTGGGAAGGACAATCGTTCCGGCAGCGAATGCACCCGTGGGCGTCAGCAGAAGCCATGTATCTCCCGCAGAGATGGTCACAGAGAAGGCAGTCGCACTTGGCGCGGCATACTGGGTCGTAAGAGTGCCGGGCTGCGTTAGCGCCGTCTGTAGGTAGTCTGTGAGCAAGGTCAGAGATGCCTTGCGGCTATCCCCATTGTCAGTGGCCCAGACAACGATCAGATCGCCGCCCTGAAGTGTTGAGGTAGACGAAAGCTGATTGATGTTAGCCATGATTTACTCCAGATCAAGAATGCTATCAGAGCCGACCGTAAGCGGATCGGTAGGCTGACGCAAATATGGGTTGTTGTAGTAGCGCCAGCCCTTGTTGCCAGCACCCGATGGAACGGTTTGGTTGCCAATCTGCATCTCAATCGGCAGCGCCGATTTGCCAAGCAGTTGACTGTAGGCGAATTTCGCGGCCAGCTTTGTGTCCGGGCTGACGGTCTTGCCATACCCACTTGAGATCCGAATGGCCAAATTCAAATACATGGCTTCCAGCGCCATGTCGGTCACACCTGTCACTTCGTCCAGATCACTACCACCCGGTGATGACGGCAGCGGATAGCCAACGCGAATGCCTTTGCCGTTCCATGTGGCCATCATCATGTCTAACTGGCGAAGCGCACTGTCGAGCTGCTGCGGTTGCAGATCGAACACATAGTCAGCCATGCCAATTTCGGCAAATGCTTGGTTGATGATGTCGCGCTTCGTATAGGCCATGATTTATTCCTCAACCTTTGGCTTGCGGCCACGCTTAGGCTTTTCACTGGCTTCAGTCGTTGTTAGCGCCCAGCCCTCGGCCACACGCGCATCAACGTCAGCTTCTTCAACAACGATATAATCGAAATCACCGCCATGGAACTTGTGCGCCCCCGGCGATTTGTAGAGCATCACAGTCATGCCATTTTCCGCTTCGGTGCTTTAGACGGTTTGCCAGCTTTCTTTGCGGCCTTTTCAGCAGTGCTGAGAGCAATAGCAATTGCCTGCTTGGTGGGCTTGCCGCGCTTCATTTCCATCTTGATATTCGAACCGATGGTCTTGCTGCTGTAACCTTTTTTGATCGGCATGTCAGTCCCCTGTTGAAAGTAGGGGAGGAGCCGAAACCCCTCCCCCATTGTTGTTAGGTCTGCGAGAACAACTGAATGCCAGCCATCTCAGGCTGCAACATCGCCACACCGAACAAAGTATCCCAACGATACTTGGTCTTCTGGGTGTTGATGTCGAACTGCTTCTGCATCACCAGTTCAACGCCCTGATCGGTCGTTGCACGCATGATGTCAGCGCCAGCATCAGTCGGGATTGCCAACGATGCGGGCAGCAGTTCGATGGCATCGCGGTGCCAGAAGCAGTTCACAGCCGCAGTCACAGTGTTCAGGAAGGTGATAGCCGCGCCG